CGGAACAAACTGGCAAGTTTTGGGTCATGCTGCCCTTGCTGCTGGTATTACAATTTCATAATAGAGGTGATTAATGGGAAAACGTGCTAAACGAGCCCGAACATTACTAAAACGTATGAGCATCTTGGGAGAGGCACCCTCTCTTGAGACTGCTCGTCGTTTTGGTATTGAGAAAGAGGTTCAAGCAGAATTGGGTCGTCGCCAAGAAATAATTGATGAACAAGAAAGAGTTAAAGCGGAAGCCGAAGCAAAAAGGCTTGCAGAGGAGAAAAGACTTGCTGAAGAGAAAGCTCGCAAGGAAGCTGAGGCAAAAGCCGAAGCGGAAAAGAAGCGAAAGACAGAAGATGCTAAAAAGAAAAAAGCCGCTGCCGCCAAGAAAAAGACGACTAAGGCAAAAAAAGACTCCGAAGATTGATTCCCTTTAAATCTTTCATATCACCCCGAGCCACTTGGTCGGGGTTTTCTTTTTACTTAGACTAATTAATGAGACGGAGGATTGTCTATGAGTTTCCCTGACTTAACACCCACATCAACTCAATCTGCGATTACGCTACCAGTTACCGGAACTCTTACAGACGTTGTTAGTTCTTTAGCTATTGGGTTTTACACAACAGACGCTTTTGTTTCTGGTGCAGTGGCCCAAGTAGCATAT